CTTCTCAACATCCAAGCCATCGACAAGGTTCATGCACTCGTTGTACATCTTTATGTGCGCCATCTTTGCCTTCATGTAGGCTTTGATTCTTTCCTCATCTTCTAGGTCTTTCATAGTCTAGTACCTCCACGATTAGCGCAAGGCCATACTTGGGATAACGCATTTACCACAAGAGAATCGGCAGAGTAATGTCTTCTCTCAGGATTAAGTTCTAGGTACTGCTTGACCACATCCCGGGCTTGCCCTGCTGTTACATTTTGTGGGGCGCATACTTTTACCCTTGCATACACATCAGCCACTCCCTGTACATAGCCAAGAGCAACCATCCTTGGAATGGTTTCTGAATCATTCATTCTCGACAGCAGACCGTTACCATCTAAAAACTCAGCACTTGCCATGCATGGGGCAAACAGTAAACTCACTATAGCCTTTCTCATGACTTCTCCTCTAGTTCAATTATCTTATCTAGGTAATGCCTAGCCTTTTTAATATCTTGTACGCCACCTTTACCTTCGACACCCTTGGTATTTACCCGTGCAAGGTAGGCAATCGCAGACCCCAATAAAAACCCACGAAACTGAGCAGGGGTCATCCACGCTTCCATAGCATCCCAAGGCTGAATCTTCATGGCTTTGTAATGTTCCCCGCCAACTTGTTCTTCATTTGCGCTCATTTCACGCCCCTATACCTTGTGCTCATCAACTCTTCATACGAAAACTTTTTACCCAATGCTTGAACGGCATCTACTTGTTCTTTGGATACTTTAATTAGTCTGTTATCAAATACAAACGCATACTTCGGCATTGTGATACGGCGGCGTATAAAGTCGTGTCCCCGTGGTGTTAGACGCCACAACCCTGAAGCACGTTTGTCCTCGTCGTCGGTTTTTGGTTTGGCTTCAAGCAAGCCCCAATGATGCAGGGTAGCCATAGACTTAGACCGCAGTATCCATTTAGGGGCTTTACCCAAATCAATCCACTCGTTCTTGCGGAAGTTCTTGAGCATCCAAATCATGCCGCGCACCTGAGTGCTATTTATTTGATACCCATTGATCTTGCCCCACCTACGGCAACAAGGGCATTTGCCACCGTCTCCTCGTATTACTTTTTGGAAATCTAATCTTGCTTCTGCAAGCGTTTTCATTACATTCTCCTCTTTAAAACGGCGCTTCTTCAAACTCCGAGAACTTTATCTTCCGGGCTTTGGTTTGTTTTCTCATCCATTTGGCGATTAACTTTCTTTCTTTTTCAGTTTTAAAAGGCCAAGCCATACGCATCGAATCAATGGGCAGATCAGCCACATCAAGATATTGATGCTCAGGCTTGACCAATTGGTTTATCAAAAACCAATCTACTACGGGTTCACTCACCGTTATGCTCTAACTGACGTAGTCGTATGGTAAGGAATGAGGCAATTACATTCAGGTTATCAATCTGACGCTCGACGTTTGCAAGTTCTTCCCGAACAAAATCAGCATTAGGCGTGGGCTTTGGTGCTTTAATGCTTATGGGGGAAGTCACTCTTTCTTTAGTCATCTTCCACCGCATCGTGTAGACGGTCTGCGGCTTTAGTTTGAAACGTGCGGCTATGTCTTTTACAGGTTCTCCGGCCTGAATAGCGTCACGGACTTTTGCGGCTCTCGTACTTGGTTTCATTTACTACTCCTTGGTTAGTTTTTAATATGGCTATTGACTGCGGCCTTCATCATACGCAGTTCAACAATAATGTCATCAATTGTTGTGGCTGCTTTGGCATACTTATTAATCTTTAATAGTTCTCCCACTTCCCTTAAAAGTTTCTTGGCTTCAAGTTCGTATGGTGCGTAGTCAAGCGGTGCTTTCATTTTGTACAAGTCCTCGTGATTTAAGTTGTTCATTTTTAAATTCTTGAATTGCTAAGTCTAACTTCATCTGTTTTTCCGTGTACTTAGGGTTTTCTTCATCACGCTCCCCGTACAACAGTTCAGCCATAACTTCTTTGTGCATCTGATTTAATTGTAACTCGCCGTATTTTTCATTCAGTATCTTTTTGTCCTCCGGGTTTACGTACTCCATATACTTTGAAATGATGCGTTCCCACTTGGCATGGCGGCGATTACCTTTTACAAACTCATCCGGGTTACTTTCCATACGCTTTAACAATAGTTCAATTGCAATATGCATTAGCAATCTCCATAAGTTCTACCAACCCCTGACTCGCAGTTCAAGGGTAAATCCTGCGCCCAAACAGGGCGTATTCTCATACACATTTCAACGTATTCCCTGCCAGTCTGCGCTTCATGTTCAGGGACTATGCAACCGATGGCGTCATGTACCGTCATGGCTACTTTATACTTCTTGGCTACCCGTAACATCTGCTCCCCGATGACAATCCGGGCTAGTGCTTGGCAAACATTCTCAATTACTTTCCCGCCGTAGATGCGGTTCGGAATGACTGCTTTACCTTTCTTGGTATCGTAGACCAGTTCTTCCTTACCTTGGTCGTTGACCCAACGCCGTAAGTTCGGGTACTTGATAAATAGATTGTTCGGCAACCGAATGCCCGCAGAACCTTCCACCGCCAAAACCCCTTCTCGCCCAAGGATGGCAGTTTGTTCATTGGCAATCGCCACAAGCGCATCACCTGCTTGTCGCCAAAGTTGCGGGATACGCGGGTATGTTTCACGATAGACCCGGATGATTCGTTGGCACTCTTCTTGGGGGAGATCAACGCCAAAGACCTTAAGTTGATTTTTAAACTTAATCGGTCCCATTCCGTAGCCTGCCCCAAGGATAGTCGTTTTACCAACGAATCGCTCTTCTTTCGTAACCTCGCTCTCAGCCTTACCGTAAATTGCCGATGCCATGATCTTGTAGACATCCTCACCCCTTTCAAACGCATCAACCAAATCATTCTGCTCGGCCAGCCACGCTAAAGTTCTTGCCTCTATTTGAGAAGAGTCAGAGTCAATAAACATATACCCCTGTGGAGCAAAGATTGCATTCTTGAGAGGCGATGTCCGTGGTAGGTTCTGCATGTTTACTTTGTCGTCACCACCCCACCGCCCCGTGTGTGCCGCATAGTAGCGTAGGGGTATGGGTAATTTGCCTCTTCCTGCTATGGCAATAAATCGTTCGGTGCGGGTTTCTTCGAGGGTTGACTTGACCCCAAGGCGTGCGGCTACCAAGGCTTGCACTATCGTGTTGTTATGTTCTAGTAGTGCCTTAAACTCTTCGTCAGACTTTGAGAATGCAAAAGTTTCTTTGTTTGTGGTTGCGCTTATCTTGGTTGGTGGTTCAACTCCTTGTCGCTTTAGTATCTCCGCAAACTTGGGGTTGCTCATCAGCATGTCTCTGTCGGCATCTATCTCGTTAAGCAGTTCCTGTTTACGGTCTTGTACTATCGTAAGATGGTTCTTTAGCCTAGTAACATCCAACTCCAGTACGGGTTCCGTGAACATCCGTATGGTCAGGTCGATTAAGTTTAGTTCGGAAATGGGGAAGTCGGGGGCTAATACGTTAAATAGCCGATAAGTAAGATTAACGTCGTTACGGCAATACTCTCCATACGCCTCCAGTTCAGTAGCGGAGAAATCAATCCGCTTCTTGCCCAACGCATTTAATACTTCCGTTCCTTTTTCTCCGAGTTCGTAGTGTGTGGTGAGAGCGGCAAGACTACCTCCAACTTCTGTTCCATGTATTGCTCTAGCCATTGACAGAGTGTCTGCAATCTTTTTAGGGCGCAGATCAAAGTGCCAATTAAGAATCGCAAAATCAAAAACGGCGTTATGAGCAAGACCAATAGAATTATCCCAATCATACCCACGCAGAAACTTTGCGGTGTCAGCCTTTGTGCCTGAGAACCATACAGTTTTTTCATTATCTACCTTTACGGCTACGCCGATAACTTCAAAGTCGGGGGATCGAATGTATTCTTCAGTCGTCATCTTTGACAGACTAAACTCACGCGAGTAAAAAGTTTCAAAATCTATTGTTATTATTCTCATGGGGCTTTCGCTAACTGGTTGTCCACTTTTCCATCTTTGGTCACTCCT